CACCACGACGACGCTCGGCCTCGTGCTGCCGGATCGGCTCGGCGCGGCCGACAAGCGCATCGACGACAGCGGCACCGGCACCGCGCCGCAGACACCGGGCGACGCCAAAACCTACGCACCGCAGGACGCCTAAATGAGATTCAGCACGCGCACCGTCGGCGACCGGATGCACAACGCGGTCAAGCGCGTGACCGTCGAGGATACGAACGAGGATCCGCTGTTTCGCGAGTCGACGCTCTCGCTCTACACGCAAGAAAAGCAAAAAGAGATCGAGCATATGGAGCCGTACGGCTTTAGCTCGCGCGTCAAGAAACCGACCGGCGACAGCAACGACAAGAAAAAGGCCGAGGGCCTTATGATCTTTACGGGCGGCAACCGCTCGCACGGCGTTCTCGTCGTCGCCGGGGATCGGCGCTATCGGTTGCGCGGCTTGAAAGAGGGCGAGCTCGCGCTGTTCGACGATCAGGGGCAACAGGTTCATTTTACCCGCGACGGCATCGTGACGAGCGCGCCGAAAGGCAAAACGATTGTCGCGCAAATCATGGACAGCGAGAGCGCGCCGCCGCCGCAAAGCCCGTCGAGCTCGGGCACGAGCACCGGCTCGTCGAGCGGCGCGGCCGACGCCAAGAAATACGGGCAATCGCCGCAGACCACGCAAAAGACGTTCGCGTCGTTCACGCTCACCAAGGACGCGCTCGCCATCCAGCACCCGGCCAAGATTACGCTCGGCATCGGCCCCGCTGGCGGCAGCGCGACGGCCTCGGTGGAAATGCTGCCCGACAAGATCACCTACACCGTCGGCGGCTCAAGCCGCGTCGTAACATCCGGCGAAATCAAGGACGCCTCGCCGTCGATCCAGCACAACGGTTGATGCGATGCCGCCAGCGCACAGGCACGGCGACGCGCGCACATGCGGCGCAACGACGGTCGTCGTCGGGCAAAGTTCGACCTACGTCAACGGCAAACTGTGGGCGGTCGAGGGCGATATCAATTCGCACGGCGACGGTCAGCTCATTGCGTCGGTTGCGGCCGTCAAGATCGAGGGCAAACGGGTGATCGTGCACGCGCCCGACGATGCCGTGCCCGACGACCTTTGCTTGCCGCTCGGCGGCGCGCATTGCGAACCGATGACCGCGAGCGGCAGCGGCGACACCTTCGCCGGATAAGGAACCATGCCCGATCTCAGACTCTACGATATCGTGACGCCGTTCGTCGTGACGTTCGACCTGTTGCAAAAGGCCGATAACCTGATCGACGAAACCGAGGCGCTCGCGACCGCCGTGATGGTCGCGCTCGGCACCAACCGGCGCGCCAACGACGACGATATCTTGCCGAACGGCGAGGCCGACACCGACCGCCGGGGATGGTGGGCCGACACCAACGCCGACGTCATTTGGAACGGCTGGCCCATCGGCTCGCGGCTTTGGTTACTGGAGCGGGCCAAGATCACCGACAACATGGCGCGGCAAGGCTCGACGCTGGCGCGCATCGACGCCTATATCCGCGAGGCGTTGCAGCCGTTCACGCAGCAAGGCATGTGCTCGCGCGTCGACGTCACCGTCACGCGCACCGAACTGCAAAAGATCGTCGCGACCGTCTTGCTCTATCGCGGGCCGCTGCCGACGATCCAGCTCCAATATCAATCGCTATGGGCCGAGATCGGAGGGTGATCTAAATGCCGTGGTCAACCCCTAGTCTCGACGACGTGCGCAAGCAAAACCGCGACTACATCACCGCGCGGCTGCACTCGGCGGCGATGATCCCGAACAGCGTGTTGCGCGTGCTCTCCGATGCGAACGCCGGGCTCGCGTTCCTCGTCTTGCTGTATATCGACTGGCTGGCGCTGCAACTGTTGCCCGACACGGCCGAAACCGAATGGCTCGACCGGCACGCGGCGATATGGCTGCCCGCCGACGGCCGCAAGCCCGCGACGTTTGCCGACGGCTCGGTGACGGCGACCGGCATCACCGGCAGCGTCGTGCCGCAAGCGACGCAATTGTCGTCGTCGACCGGCGTGCTGTACGAGACGACCGAACAGATCACCGTTGGCGCGGGAGCGACGCCGGTCAACGTGCGCGCCATCGACCCAGGAATCGCGGGCAACCTCGACGCAAGTTCTAGCCTCGCGTTCGTCAGCGCATTACCCGGCGTCGACGGCAGCGTGATCGTCGTGCAAATGGACGGCGGCGTCGACGTCGAGAGCGACGACGAGCTGCGCGTGCGCGTGCTTGAGCGGATCCAGCAACCGCCGATGGGCGGCGCGGCGTACGACTATGTTGCATGGGCGTTGCAGGTGCCCGGCGTGACGCGCGCGTGGGCCGCGCCCGAGCAAGGCGCGGGCACGATCACCGTGCGCTTTTTGATGGACGATCTGCGCGCCGACGATGACGGATGGCCGACGCCCGACGACGTGATCGCCGTCAAGGATTACATCGACCTCAAGCGTCCGGTCACGGTCAAGGACAGCTACGTCGCGGCCCCGATCAAGCAATTCCTCGACATTACGATCAACGATCTCGTCACCGACAACGAGGCGACGCGTGCGGCCATCGAGCAATCGATTCAGAACATGCTGTTCGTCAACGCCGCGCCCGGGCAGACGATCTATCGTTCATGGGTCGACGAGGCAATCTCCAACGCCATCGGCGAGGATCATCATACGCTCGTGTTTGACGATGCCGTGATGCCCGCGCCCGGCTACATGGCCGTGCTCGATACGATCCTCTACAGCGAATGACCGACAGGCATATCCGGCGCAGCGGCGACGATTACATCGACGCGCTGGCGGCGCTGTTGCCGGTCGGCCCGGCGTGGCCGCGCGAGAACGACTCGACGCTGATGGCGTTGATCGGCGGCCTCGCGCAGATCTGGGGCGATCCGGTCGACAAGCGCGCCGCCGACTTGCTTGAGATCGAAAGCGATCCGCGCACGACCGTTGAATTGCTGCCGGATTGGGAACGCAATTTCGGCTTGCCGGATCCTTGCTACACCGCGCCGCAATCCGTCGGCGAGAGGCAGCTCGCGCTCGTCATGCGAATGACGATGGTCGGCGCGCAATCGCGCGAGTTCTTTATCGGTGTCGCGGCGCAGATCGGCTACACGATCACGATCACCGAGTACCGCACGTTCGTTGTCGGTATTGATAGCGTCGGCGATGCGCGCGTCTATGGCGCATTGCCGCCCGACCCGATGCGCAACGAGTGGGGCAACCCCATCATGGACGCCGACGGCGACGCGCCGGTCGCCGACGGCGAGCTCTCCGAATATCCGTATTACGGACTCGGTCCCGATACGAACCGCTTTTTTTGGACGGTGCACGTCGATCAGGCCAAGCTCACTTGGTTTCGCTGCGCGTCCGGTCAATGCGGCATCGACCCGCATCTGCGCATCGGCGTCGCCGACGATCTCGAATGCTTGCTCGGCCGCTGGAAGCCCGCGCACACGTTCTTGATCTTCGACTATTCCGGCCTGAGTCATCCCGGCGATCCAATGGCCGGAACACCTTAAACGAGGACGCGATGAAATATCACGCACCCTACGGCGCGCCCGGTTCAAACGATCCGTACATCAACGGCAACCCGGCGACCGGCACGATGGGCTCGATCCCGCCCGCCGCCTCGATTGAGTTTCCGCAGCGCGAGATCGTGAACCTGATCGCGGCCGCTGGCCTGACGCCCGACGACGCCGACCTCACGCAATTGGCGCGCGCGATCCAGAGCGGTCACATCATCTATGGCGTCGATACCGGCTCGGCGACCGCCTACGCGGTGACACTCAACCCGCCGTTGCTGGCGTACGGCGACGGGCTGGCGATCTGGGTGTTGCCCGCCAACGCAAACAGCGGCCCCGCGACGTTCAACGTCAACGGCTTAGGCGCGCGCAACATCGTGCGGCGCGGCGGCGCGGCCTTGTCGCCGGGCGACATGCCGCAAGGCTACAAGTCGTTGCTCACCTACAACGCGCTGCACGCCAATTTCGAATTGTACGGCACCGGCTTTACCCCGGGCGGCTTCCTCCCGGTGTTGACCGCCAATACGAACCTGTACGTCAACGGCACGACCGGCGACGATGCGCTCTACGACGGCACGGCGGCGGCCGTGAGCGGCCCGCACGGCCCGTTCAAGACGCTCACCCGCGCGATGACCGAGACGTTCAAATACGGCCCGTCGCTCTACACCATGACCGTCAACGTCGCGGCGGGCACCTACAACGAGGCGTTCCAGACGCCGCCGTTGCGCGGCCCGATGATCGTGCTCAAGGGTGCTGGCGCGGGCAATACATTCGTCACCGGGGCGACCGATACGCACACGATCTTTTGCGGTTTCGGCAACACCATGTCGGTGCAAGATATCTGTGCGTCGGCGACGTTCGGCACCTACGGCCCGCCGTCGTGTTACGTCGCCTATAACGGCGGCTTTATCTATTCCAACAACACCGCATCCAATTCCGCGAGCGGCTTTGTGTTTTGGGCCGACAGCGGCGGCAAGATCGCTGTCGGCAATCACACGTTCAACGCCGGAAGCACATTTCAGGATGCAATCACCGCGACGAATTGCGCGTCGATTGCGCTTTACTCCGGTGTCGGCAAAACCATCGCCACCTATTCGTTCGGCGGTTCGGTTGTTGCAAGCACGGCGTTCGCCGCAGCATCGGGCGCGGGCGCGATCTACGCCTCGCCCGCGCCTTACACCAATCTGTTCTCCAATATCGGGTTTTTCAGCGGCCAGCGATACAACGCCAGTTTCAACGGCGTTATCTTTACGCAAGGGCTCGGGCCTAATTTCTTTCCCGGCACCGTCGCTGGCGGCGTGTCGAATGGCGGTCAATACGGCTGATCGGAGGATTCTCAATGTTCAACGCGCGCGATTGGTATTGGAGCGTCGGCGACGACGCGGCGAGAGTGTTTTCGTCGCGGCGCAACACCTATGTCGATGCGGCGAACGACGCCGACTATGCGGCATGGGCAAAGATCCACGGTCCCTATCCGAGTCAAGTCGAGAGCGAGTCCGACATTTGGTTTTATCTGCAAGAGTTCATGCCCGCGTGGCTGTGGAACGGCACGACGATGGCACAGCCGAGCGCGACAACCTACAGCAAGCACCAGCTCGCCGGTTACGCCGCCGAGGCGCGCGGGCGCAAGGAACAGGGCGGCATGACGCTGGCGACCGGAATGCCGATCCTTACCGACGAACGCGCGCAAGTGCGAATCCTGGGGCTGCGACTCGTCGCGCATGACAACGCGGCGCTCACGACCAAGTGGCTCGCCCCGGATGGAAAGTTTTACGACCTGACCGCCGCGCAGGTGATCGCCATGAGCGACGAGCTGCAAGCGCATATCAACGATTGCTTTGTGATCGCCGCCGACGTGCAAGCGCAGATCGCGGCCGGGGCGATCACGACGCGCGAGCAAGTCGACAGCGCGTTCGCGTGAAGGGCAACACATGGCGACCGTTAACATCACCGTGACG